CAACCTCGAACACGACCTCGATCTCGTCGGAGATCAGATCGTGAACCGCCTTGATCGCGGCGGTCACGACCGGGACGCGGTGCGCGAGGTCATGCTGGTCGATCAACTCAGGGAGCGTCGCCTTCGAGATCAGCGACTCTGAGAACGACTCGATCTGAGCGAGGCGCTCCTGAGCGGCATCACGCTCGGCATAACACCCGAACGACCTGCCGGTCTCGGAGTAGACGCAGAACTGGCCGTCCTCCGCACGGATCTCGCGGCGAACCCGACGACGACCGCCGTCACCGCCAGCGCCTCCGCCATAGCCAGCGCGATCCATCCCGTCACTCGATGCCATCTCACCATCGTCGGCCTCCTCACCACCGCCCTCCTGCGGCGGCATCATCGCAGTAGCGGCGCGATCCATCAGCGCGAGAATCTTCCCGGCGAGTTCCCGAGCGTCGGGGAACATCACGAGCGCGAGGTACGCCTGCGACAGACACGCGACCGGGTTCGAGTGGCCCATGCCGTGACCCTTCGCGTACTCGTCGCGTGCCTTGCCGAGCATGATGGATTGGAGTTCGTGAACGAGCGCCATCGCTTCGTTCGCCATCTCCTCCATGCCCATCCGCACGAACGACTGGTAGGCGTCGAGCAACTCGTCGAGCGGGTCGATAGCGCCGTCGTCGCCGTACTCGTCGTCGTCCTTCATCTCGTACCCGTAACCGGCCTCGACCGGTGCGGCGCTGTTCTCCCGCTCGTCCATCGTTCGGAGGGTAGCACGCCTGCCACGCCGCTCGATGTGGGGCGCTGAAACCCGACTAAACGCAGGAAACGCGGGCGCTATCAACATTCGCGGGCGGTAAGAGTTGCTTTCTTCCGCAGGCCGCGCTAAAGTAACTCTCGTGGGATACGTCAACAACAACCGGAAGGAGACCCACATGGACAACAACATCACCCTCAACCCGCCCGCTCGCCTGCCGCGCATGGCGACGATCGATCAGGAGAACGAGTGGCTCGTGGACTACAACCGGTATCACGCCGCGCTCGCCGCCGACAAGGGTTACGCCTTCTACCTGAAGGGTGTTCGCATCGGTTCGCCCTCCGCTTCGATCGTCTGGTGGATCAAGGACGCGGCGACCCACCGTATCATCGACTGCTTCGAGGATCGGGACGAGGCGCTCAAGGCGCTCGACGCGATGGAGGTCAAGTGATGAGCACCAAGTCCAACGAGGTCATGGAGGCCGTCGCCTCCCGCATCATCGCCTCCATCGAGGCAGGCATCGTCACCGGCACATGGCAGAAGTCATGGGCTGGCGGCGCGATCGCGATGAACGCGGTCACCGGCAACCAGTACCGCGGCGGCAACCTGATCGCGCTGTGGGTGTTCGGCGAGGACTTCAAGTCCGGCTACTGGGCGACCTACCGGCAATGGCAGTCCATCGGGGCGCAGGTCCGCAAGGGCGAGACCGGCATCCGGCTCATCAAGTGGTCCCCGATCCCGTGTAAGGATCACGGACCGGACGAGCGGTGCCAGTCCTGCGGGAAGATGGTGCCGAACGTCTTCACGGTGTTCAACGCGGCGCAGGTCGACGGATGGGACGGCAACCCTGAGAACATCCGCAACGAGGACGAGCGGCTCGCTGACGCCGAGGACTTCATCAAGGCGACCGGTGCCGCGATCGAGCATTCCGACGAGGGACGCGCCTACTACCGGCCTTCCACCGACAGCATCACACTCCCCCGGTTCGAGTCGTTCACCAACGCGGAGGCGTACTACGCGACCGCCGCCCACGAACTGATCCATTGGACCGGCGCTGAGTCACGGCTCAACCGGGACATGGAAGGCAAGTGGGGCGACGACTCATACGCCGGTGAGGAACTGGTCGCGGAACTCGGTTCGGCGATGCTCTGCGCGACGCTCGGCATCAGCGAGAACCCGCGCCCGGATCACGCCCAGTACCTCAAGTTCTGGGTCGGTCGCCTGCGCGACGATTACCGGCTCCTGTGGAACGCCGCGTCCGCCGCTTCTAAGGCGGTCCAGTACGTCGAGGCGCTCGTCGCTGAGCGTCAGGCTGAGGCGGTCCCGGCATGATCGGACGGCTGAAAGCAGGAGAGCGGTACCGGCTCCTGTTCCTGTTCTCCGGCATCGAGTGCGAAGCGCTCATGGTCGGCAGGCAGAAGCATCACCTCATCTTCCACCGGGACGAGCATCCCGGTCTTGACCTCTACATCCATCCCGGGCAGATCGCTCGGGCAGAACCAATCACCGAAGGAGGCCCGCATGGGCGCAACAACATTCACTAACATCGGCACCGGAAAGACCGTCGAGGACGCTTTCGCGCGGCTCAAGGATCAGGCGTTCTGGGTGTGCGGTCACGGCGGCTACACCGGCACGATCGCTGAGAAGCCCGGTTTCGTGGAGTTCACCCTGCCGCCGCGCTGGACGTTCGAGAAGTTCGTCGCCACCGTGAACGAAGCGTCGACCATGTGGTTTGAGGAGAACTCATCGCAGGCGCGGCGCAGGGATGCGGCGGGTCGGCTTCTTGTTGAGCGGTTCGGCCAACTGAAGGCGGAGCGGCTGGTCACGATCTACCGTGACAAGTGGGGACCGGCGGTCGCCGTGAAACTCGGTCCGACTGAAACGAAGAACCTGCTGGACCGCTACGATGCCGTTGTCCGCGGAACGAAGGTGTACGGGTTCTGCGGGTTGGCTTCCTGCTGACATACTGATCTCCCCGGCGAGGCTCCTTCCCCCCGGAGCGTCGGGGCTGGCTGGGCCGTCGACTCCACCTCCTCTCGGGGTCGGCGGCTCCGCCGTATTCAGTCTCGTGTGGACAGCGGGTGGCCTTCTTTGGAGAGTTCGCCTTCACGGATGAGGCGGTCGCGGGTGCGGTCAGCCCACTCTTTCGCCCTGCCGCGGTTAGCCCTGCCGAGGTCTCCGCCCCACAGGAGCCATGCGACCTGCCCGGCGGTCGGACGTTCCGCGTCTCCGTCAAGGTAGGCGTTAGCGCGGGGTGAGCGGAGGTCGCCTTCGTGTCGGGCGAGCCATGCGGCCATGCGGCGCACCTTGTCGGCTGTCATCTCGCCTCGGGCCATTGCTCGCGCTTCGCGGATCGTGCGCGGACGGAGGCCGTCACCGGCGTATTCGAGGAGGTCAAGTCCGCGGCGGGCGTTAGAGCGAACGTAGGCAGGCACGTTGATCGCCATGCCGCGAGGTTATCCTTCGCCGTTCAGTCGTTGTTCTCGGACGGCATCAACTGGACTTCACGCCCTGCCCGGTTGAGCCGCCAACCAAATCCGCGGTAGATGACGGAAGCGATGTTGTCAACATCGATCCGCCTGCCATCGTCGGTCTTGATATGTCCACGCGCATAACCGTCTCTGGTCTGCCGGTCGAAGAATAACCGGTCGCCTGAATCGTGCGTTGCGATGTGGGTCGCCATCGGCATCAGGTTACTGGGTTAGCGATCGTCCGGTAAGTGTCGCGCTTCCACGCGCCCTCCCTCTCGACGAAGCGATACGGGATTCCACGCTCATCAAGTTGTTTCAGGAGTTTCTTGCTCGGTTCGGTGTAGGTGAGAGCGGAGGTGTCGAAGATGACTTCTGCTATGTCATCGACTCCGACGCCACCGTGAACTTGTGCTTCCAGAAAGCCTTTACCGAAGTCTGGAGGCCACCTGCGGATAGCAGTCGGGATGTAGTCGGTAGCGGGAGCGTTGACAGGGTTCGCGAAGTAACCGCCGCCAAGCGAATCACCGTTTGTGTAGGTAGTTCTTTCCCTCACTTCATCGCGCAACACGACACGGGCGGAGCCGTACTGATCGACGGCGAAGTTAGGCGTCTCGGGGCGTTCGAGGTGGCCGTAGATCGGGCGCTGTTCCACCGGAGCGTCGCGCCTCAAACCGAACCGCCGGTATTCTTCCTTCTGGCGAAGTGCGATGTCTTTGACGCCACCGGAAGTTCCAGTCTCAAACTGAGTCTTGAATCTGCCGTCATCGAGAATCTTCAAGAGGTCCGTCGGTCGCACTTGAATGGACACTTTGGCTTCTTCCATCTTCGTCAAGAAGTCTTGTTCGAGTCGTAACCACGCCGCTCTCACTTCGTCTTCGGGTACATCTTTAGGGGCGTCCTTGAGGAACTTCGCTAGGCCGCTAGGTGAGCGTTGTTCTGATACGAGGTACTGATGGCGTTCCCAGTCTCGGAGCAGGTCATCCGCGACGCGGCTGAACCCTGCCTCCCCTGCTCGCCGGTCCGCTTCGGCAAGCCATCGGGTGACTGCGTCCTCTTCCTCGAACTTGTCGGCGAGTTGTTCGATCTCGCGTTGCTCTAAGAACTGAAGGTCAGAAGTATCAATGTCGGCGTATTGCCGGTATTGAGCCTCGAACAGTTCTGCTACTTCATCGCTCGGCCGGATCGCTGAACCGTTCAGTCCATACGAATCAAAGGATGCGAGATCATCAGCGCGTGGCCCAGCCGGGTTCGCCGTCACGCTCGACGCGGGCGGCGTAGGCGCGGGCGGAGGAGGTTTCGGGGCGACGGTGGGCCGTGGCTCTGTGACAACGCGAACGCGCAGGACATCGTCGCTCACCTCCACGACCTCGAAGCGGGTCCCGCGATTCAACAGGAACTCCGCCTCGTCATAGCGTCCGGTGAGCGCCTCACGAACATTCTCGTTCCGGTAGGCGCGCGGCATCAAACCTCGTGTACCCGGCCCTGCTTCGATCTCAACGAGTCGTCCTGTACCGCCGGTGCGACGCGGACGAGCGAACACTTCCGCCGTCTGCCGTCTGAACGACGTCGATACGAATCCCGCGTCCTCGAAGGTGTCGCCGACACGAAGTCCAGCGAGCGCATCTACACCCTCGTCGGTGACACCTCGATACAGCATGATGGGTTGATCAAGGTCGGGAGCGAGTTCCATCGCTTCATCGAGACCGTCCAGCACCTCTTGAGCGGCTTTCTTGTCTGCCTTCCTGCCGAGCGCCTCGAAGCGTTCAGGTTCGCGGAGACGCCAGTTCACGAGACCGTAATCGCCGGAGCCATTCTCATAACGGCGTACAGCGTCATCCGCCGCGTCAGATAGCCCATTCGCGGCACCGGCTCGACGTTGCCGCTCTCCGATTCTCACCACCTCATCAAGAGAAGCGTTGTTAGTCTGTTCGAGCGGTGTCGGGGATACCACAGGGGCGACAACTCCACCCGGGAGCGGTCCTGTCGAGAAGATCTGACCTTCGGTTGTAAGACCGGGACGTCCAATGCGGAATGGGTCGCCCGGTTCGCCGGTGCCGAGCGCACGCGGCGGGTCATACAGCGTGGTGTCGGTGCGGGTCTGGAGGGTACAGCGGCAGTTCGGATGGCCGGGAGGTGCCTGAACCTGAGCGCCGTTCGGCAGGGTGAACGGGTCGGCGACCTTCGCTTCGACGCCGGACATCGCGACGCAGATCGGGCAGACGTCGAACGGTCCGGTGGACCACACCTTCCGGGAGTATTCGCGGGACATGAGGCCGGAGTCGATCGCCTGCTGGTAGGAGAGGAGGCGTGCCTGATTGTGCGCCATCATGCGTTCGGTGCGGGCGATAGTGCGGGAGCGTGTCCGGCGGAGTTTCGACGCGTACTTGTCGCCCTCCTTCCGCATCCGTTCGAGCGCTTTCTCACCGGTGATGCCGCGGGCCGCGAGGTCATCCGCAACGGAAGCGACCCGGTTCATTACGGCGCGTTCGTACCGTGTCGTCAACCCGTTCAGGTTCGCACCGATCGACTGACCGAAGTCACGAGCGCTAGGTGTCGGGGTGACGGTCTGGAGTTGTTGGAAGATCGACGACGCGGTTGTCCCCATCGTCCGGGACTCGACGAACGACTGCTCGACGAGGGCGCGGAACATCTCCCGTTCGCTTGCCGCCATGTTCGTGATGAGCCGACCGGCTTCGTTCTGCGCCCATGCGGTCGCCCGCGGATCGGTCGCGTTGAACCGGAACCGGAGCGCCACCTCCGACGGTGACGGCGTTTCCGCCTTGCCGACCTGCCGGTATTGGCGGCTCAACTCACGCCCGAGGTCCACCGCGGACGTTTCCCCTGATGACACGAACGATGCCAGCAGAGCGTCCTGTAGTCTCCCCTGCGCGTCGCTGAGGGCTTTCAGCACCGCAAGGGCGTAACCGGCCTCATCTCTCCGCTCAAGAGAATCTAGGAGGGTCTGCTGGGGGACAGCGGTGAAAGCGGCCTCAACGGTGTCCGCGATGCGTTCCTCCTGCGCTGACAGGGTGTCCGTGCCTGCCGTACGGAACTGAGGTCGCCCGGCGGTGCGCTTCTTGACCAGCGGTATCCGCCCGCCGCCGCGCACCGGGTCCGCTCGACGGCGGAGCGCCCGGATCGAGCCGGGCATGGGTTAGACCGCCTCAGCCTCGCCGACAGGGAGACCGGCGATGCCGCGCAGGTAGCCTTCGAGGTTCTCATCCGGGAACAGCGGCGCACCGGCCTGAGCGAGCGAGGTGATGAACGAACCGATCGAGCCGAGGTCAACGGACTTCGGTGTCGACCATGTCAACGTCGGTGACAGCGCCTCATCGACACCGTTCAGGCGCATCAGGCGCGGGATCGCATGGTTGTTGAACACCTCAGCGATCTCCGACAGGAACGCATCCAACGACCGGACGAACAGATCAACCTTCGAGACTGAGAGCGCCTGCGTGCCGACGGCCTCATGTCCGAGGAGGAGGAAGTCCGCGAGGACGGTCATCGCGATCCGCTGGTCGTACCGTCCGATGATCGCGTCCGTGTCGAACTGGCGACGTCCGCCGGTTGACAGGAGTTTCAGGTCGTACGCCGGGTTCCCGGTTTCCGGGTCATAGGCGAGCGGGAACACGATGCCTTCCTGCTCATCCCGCTTGACGTTCCGGACGATCTGCTTGATCGCGTCGAGCGCGGCACGCTCCTCCGCGGTCGCGGCGTTGGAAAGGAGTTGCGGCGGGACGAGGGCGACGGGGAGACCGGCGAGGTCACGCTCAATACCGATCGCTTCGATCTCTTGGATGCGGCGCTTGTAATACCACGGAATGAAGGCGTTACGGAGGATGGAGCGGCCTTGCGGGTTGTTCAGTTTCGAGGTGGTGCGGAACAGGAGGCACTTCTCGATCGGGAGGAACGTCACGCCCTTCTTCGGGGAGTTCGGGTCCATCTGGTATGCGCCACGGATGCCGCCGTTCGTATCGAGGTCCCACCGGTCGATGGTCTCTTGTGAGCGGGTCGGGAGTTTCCGCCAGCCGACGCGCCCGTCGGAATACTTCGAGCGGGTGCGGGCATCCTTCGTGTAACCCTGTCGCCGCTTGTAAACGATCTCGTGATACGAGTAGCCGTACACGAGGAAGCCGAGGATCGCGGCGAGCGTGTCCGCCCACGACGTACTCATGTCCGTCAGGCACGAGGACACGAACTCGGCTTCTGCGACAGCGCGTTCGTCGGCGTCGTCGGAGGGTTCCACCGACCAGTCAACCGCCCGAATGAGCATCTCGATAGCGTGGAGCATCGCCCCGACTACGGGATCGTTGTCAGCCATCTCCCGGTAGTTGGCGTAAGCCTGCTTACCTCGGAGTTGCCGGAGGAAGTCCTGCTGAATCTCGCCGCCGAACTGGTGAAGGCCGGACGAGCCGATCTCCATGAAGTCCGTGGATGTAGGGCGAGCCTTGATCAGCGGGTCAGTCGGCACGGTGTCCACGAGCGGACAGAGTAGCGCATCCGCGGCGCGGTTGAACGGCGGTCAGTACGGACCGTCGCAACACGAGTCGCGCGCCCCGCACCGGGTACAGCGGTAGTGGGCGTGTTCGGGGCGCATCGGTCCGCCGCACCAGCCGCAGACGGTGGACAGGTCACAGGTCGGCGGCGGTGTTGCGTTCACCTTCTCAGGATGCCACACGGCCCGTCCCGGGGAGCCATGACTCTCCTGCCGGGACGGGCCTGCTGTGTGTCGGAGGCTCAGGCTATCAGGCGACAGCGTGCTCGACGAAGTCAACCTTCGTCGGGCGCTTGTAGAACCCGAACGAGCGGTCGTCCTCGGAGGGAGTGATCTCGGCGTCGAACCGGACCCGGTCGCCGACCTCCACACCGCTCAGGCCGCGGGGGACCGTTCCCCAAACCGCCCAACCAGCGTCGGTCACGACCCGCATCTTCAGCCCGCACCAGTACTCGCTCTCGACGAACCGGACCGTCTTGACCGTTCCCTCGACCGTGACCCTGCCGACCGGCACCGACTCGGCGTTAGCGCGGCGCGCCTCCTCCTCCTCGCGACGCTTCGCGGCCTCGGCCATCTTGCCGCGCCAGTCGTCGAACCCGGCAGGCGCGTAAGCGGCGATGCCGAGCGCGCCGTCCTTGATGTTCTCGGAGCGGGCGATGATCGCGAGGTTGCTTCCAAACGACCCGGTCTGTTCGAGCATCCACTCGCGGAGTTCCTCGCGGGTGATGCGCGGCGCGGGGGAGTTCGCGAGCGCGGTGCGGTACTCGGCGAACTTCTCGTCGCGCCAGAACCAGCCCTCCAGCATCGCGGTCACGATCTGCTTCGTGGGGATCGCGTGCTCGGCGTCACGCTTCGCGTAACCGAACGCGGTGTAGGCGTGGATCGCGGCGTCGAGAACGATGCCCGTGTCGAACTCGTTCAGGTAAAGCCCGCCGGTCGAGAACTCCTCCTCCTCGTCGTAGGCGACCGCCTCGTGGAGGTTGACAGCGGAGAACAGGTTGACGCCGAGGAAGTCGCGGGCGCATGAGCCGCCGACCTGCTTGACCTCGCCTGTGGCGGACCGGATGAAGTAGGCACGCTTCCGGGCGGCGCGGCGTCCGCAATGATCGCAACGCTTGAGGTCGAGGTCGCCGGTCTGGAAGTCCTCGTCGAGGAGGAAGATGAGCGGCTCGTCGGTGGCGCGGGCGTCGGCGACTGCGACGAGCGCCCAGTCACCCTCGATCGCGAAGTGTCCGCTGAAGGTGATCGTCGCGTCGACGTAGTAGACGGTGACCTTGCCGCGGACCTCGTCGTCGATGGTGTAGAGGAACGGCTCTCCGGCCTCGATCGTGATGTCTGCGTTCCAGCCTTTCTTCTGCGCCTTGCGGAGCAGGGCGTTGACCTTGCCGCGGACGGCTGAGAGGCCTGCCGGGGTGTAGCGGCGGGTGATGACGGTGTTCATGCGGTTCTCCTGACGGTCGGTGTTGTATCCCACGGCAGTCAGGTTAGCGCGTCTGCCCGCTAAAAGCAACTCTATTCGGCGCGGCGGGCGTTAGCGGGCGGATCAGTCAGGTTTCTGTCGGGTTACAGCCGCCAAGGGCTGGCCTGCTCCAGCGACGCAGGCACCACCACCGGCGCGGCCCGCGCCCGGTCGATCACCAACTCAGTCAACGCCCACACCAGCGCGTCCAGCCGGTCAGGGGACGAACCGATGTCCGGAACCCATGAGCAGAGTTGGTCCTCCAGATCAGGGAAGAACCCGGCGTGGTGCGCTCGGGCCTGCTCGTACAGCGCGGCGACCGGTTCGGCGCGGGTGCGTTTCCCGCGGGAAGCACGGACGAGGCGGACAGGGACACGCGGGTCCACCGCCTTCAGGACGGACTCCACGAGATCGCCTCCGTTGTTGGCCTCAGCGACGATCAGGTCGGCACGGTGCCGGTGATAGGCGGCGACAGCGGCGGACGCCCAGTCATTCGGTGACGCTCGCATCGTGCGGTCATCGAGGATGTAGGCGTCCCCGTCCGTGCCGACTCCGGCGACGATGATGCCGGTCTCGTCCGCGTCCTCACCGGAAGTGACGGCAGGGTCGATCGCGACGACGATGCGTTTCAGCGGCGGGGTGTCCGTGACGCGGCAGGCGTCGATCATGTCGCGTTCCCAGAGTGCGCCCTCGACGTCATCAAGAATCTGTGCTTCCAACTCCTGCCGTCCGAGGCGGGTGCCTTCATAGCGGCGTTTCATCTCGGCGATGAAGTCGGCGGCGAGGTTCCCGGCGTTCTCATAGGTGGAGCCGGTCGTCACATGAACGGTTCCGTCGGTGGAGCGGGCGAGGCGGCGGATGATCGGGACCGGGCGCGGTGTTGTCGTGACTACGACACGCGGATGGTCACCGAGGCGAAGGCCCAACATCAACTGGTCCCATGCGTCGTCGTAACGCCATGCCGCTAACTCGTCCGCCCATGCGAGATCATGGTTCGGTCCGCGGAGCCGGTCAGGTTCATCTGCGGAGAACGCGACAGCAGTCGCCCCGTTGTGGAACGTGATGCGCCGCTTCGACGGCTCATAGCGCGGGCGTTGTTCCGGGGGGAACACGGCTAGCAGGCCGGACTCACCCTCGATCATCGTGTCACGGACATCAGCGGCGGTAGCGCCGACAAGCGCGATCCTCTTGTAGGTGCCGCGGTCAACCTGCTCACGGATGAACTCGGCACCGGTCCGGGTCTTACCGAACCCTCGACCGGCGAGAATCAGCCAGACACGCCAGTCGCCGTGCGGTGTCGCCTGCTTCGGCCTGCGCCACACCGACCAGTCGAACAGGAGCGACCGTCTCTGCTCCTGCGTCAACGAAGCGATCAGGCGTTCCCGTTCCTCCGCCGGTTGCCGGGCGAGCCGCTCGAACACGGAACGGTCACTCATCCTGCGCTTTCTCTAACGCATCAAGGCGCTCCAACAGAATCTGGCCGACATCCGTCACAACCGGACCGCCGCCCGCACCCGCGACCTCCACCTGCCGTGGAGCATCCAACCCGAACAGCGCACTCTTACGCGCCGACACGCGCACCGCGGCGTTCACCAACTGAACCATCTCCCCGGTCTCCATCTCCGGGTTCGACAGAATCTCCGTGAACACCTTCCGCCACAACGACTCCAGACGCTCACCCTCGATCGTTCGCAGATCATCAACCGCTTCCCGTCCCCACCAGCGCAGAGCCGCGTCATACGCCTCCTTCGCACCTGAACGGGACCGGTAGCCGACACGCTCCGCGATCTCATCGAACGTCAAACCTGCCGCCCGATACTGGACGACTTGCCGGTACTTCTGCGCGGTTTCCGGGTCGAGTGCGGGCGTGGTTCCCTTCGCTGGCATGTTCAGAGGATAGCGTTCAGCGGGGTTCAGGGTTTGGCTGTGGCTTGAAGGACAGCGGTTTCGAGGGCGCGGCGGTCGGTGTCTTTGAGGGTGCGGCGGAGGACAACGTGGCTTCCGTCGGGCCATCCGGCTTTCGCTTTGTAGCGGACGAGGCCGGGGTAGGTGGTGACGAGGTGTTTGGCTTCGGCGAGTTTCTGTGGGAGGCGTTGTTCGATGGAGCCGAATGATCCGGCGGTGTAGCGGGCGCAGTCGGGGAGTACCCATTGGTTGACGACGATGGTGCCGAAGCGTTGGATGTTCTGGGCGCACCAGCAGAGGTCGTCGATCATTTGTGCGCCGGTGTCGAATCTGAGGGTTGATTTCTGTACGACCCAGCATCTTCCGTCGGCGAGGACGTTGAACTTCCAATGGCGGTCGCGGAACAGCGGGTTGTCGATTCCGGCGAATCCGCCGAGTTTCGCTCCGACGGTTTCGCAGGCGGTGACGAGTTCGTCGCATCGCCCCATGAACTGGTTGGGGGTGATGGGTTGTTTGAGTGTGGGGGCGAGTTGCCGCTGGTTCTTCATGTCGATCCCGAGGGCGGCTTGTGGGCGGGTGTCGTAGTCGGCGACTTCG